GGAACAAGCAGGAGGCCTCGCGCTTCCACGATTTCAGCAGAGACAAAGATTTAGTTCTAGTGAAACGCATAGGCGAAGATGTCACGGAAGTGTGCGACATCGTAGAGCGCGTTTACGAATCCGGCCTGCTCGACAAAATCGGCGTTGACCCGGTAGGCATCGGCGCCATCTTTGACGAACTGGTCGCGAGGGGAATTCCTGAAGACAAGATCGTCGGCATCAGCCAGGGTTGGAAACTCGGCGGCGCCATCAAGACCACTGAACGACGACTGGCCGAAGGGAAGTTGAAGCACGCCGAGCAACCGCTTATGGCGTGGTGCGTCTCCAACTGCCGCGTCGAGCCCCGGGCAAACTCGATCCTGATCACCAAACAAGCTTCGGGCTCGGCCAAGATCGACCCGGTTATGGCGCTGTTCAACGCGGTGTCGCTGATGGCGCTTAACCCGCCGGCTGCGCACAAAAAGTTCCAGATGTTTACCCTCGGCTAAACATTGTGTTTTAATGCGCGTAATTTACCGGAGCTGTGTACATGAACAGAGCCTACAGCACGATGACGGTGAAAGCCGTCAACGAAGAACAACGGATCATCACCGGCATCGCCAGCACCCCCGCGACCGATCGTTCTGAAGACATCATGGTTCCGGAGGGCGCGCAGTACACTTTGCCGATGCCATTCCTCTGGCAGCACGAATCCGATGAGCCTATCGGCCATGTGATCGACGTTAAGGTCACCCCGCAGGGAATTGAGGCGACTATGCAGGTCGCCAAGATCGACGAAGAGGGTGATTTGAAATCGCGCATCGACGAAGCCTGGCAGACTCTCAAAGCCGGCTTGGTACGCGGCCTGTCCATCGGCTTTATCCCGGTTGAGTCTTCCCGGATCGAAGGTAGCTGGGGGATGAAGTTTTTACGATGGGACTGGTACGAGCTTTCGGCCGTGACCATCCCATGCAACACTGATGCCAAAATTACCTCTGTGAAGTCCGCTTCCCGAAAACAACTGGCCGCGCTAGGCAAATCAGTTGTTCCGGTGGTACGACTCGGAAAACCCGCCGGCGCTTCGGCAACCGTTACGAAAAAACTTCCTGTTATTCCGAAGCCCGAGGAGGGCCTAGACATGAAAACCATTTCCGAACAAATCGCGGAGTTCGAAGCAACCCGCGTTTCCAAATCTGCTGAAATGTCCGCCATCATGGACAAAGCAAGCGAAGACGGCTCAACCCTGGACGCTGAGCAATCCGAAGCCTTCGATACCCTGGAAGGCGAAGTCGGCGCGATCGACAAACACCTGTCCCGCCTGAAAGCCATGCAGAAGTCGCAAGCTCAGTCGGCCAAGCCAGTCGGCGAAACCGTGATCAAAACCCTGGACACCTCCGGTATGCCGCAAGTTCGCGCCAAAAACACCCAGAAGCTGGAACCCGGCATCGCATTCGCCCGTGCGGCGAAGTGCTTGGCTCTCGGCCACCTGGAGCACCGTAACGCCACCGACATCGCCAAGGCGCTGTACGACGGCCAGGATGGCATTATCGCGGCTACCGAGCGTCTCGTGACCAAGGCTGCTGTAGCAGCGGGCACCACCACTCAAGCCACATGGGCGGCCCCCCTGGTCGGTGAAGAAACCAGCGCTTTTGCCGATTTCGTTTCTTTCCTCCGGCCCACCACGATTCTCGGCCGTTTCGGCGCCAACGGCATCCCGTCGCTACGCAACGTGCCATTCCGTACCGCGCTGATCGGACAAACCTCGGGCGGCGACGGGTACTGGGTAGGCGAGGGTAATGCCAAGCCACTGACGAAGTTCGACTTCACTCGCACCACCATCGAACCCCTGAAAGTGGCGAACATCGCTGTCGCTACCATGGAGTTGATCCGCGATTCGAACCCGTCCGCAGACGGCCTGATCCGCGATCAACTGGCCGCAGCATTGCGCGAAAGATTGGATATCGATTTTATCGATCCCGATAAGATTGCTGTCGCCGGTATCTCGCCCGCCTCGATCCTTAATGGCGTGGCAGGCATCCCGTCGAGCGGTGATGACGCTGATGCTGTTCGTGCGGACGTTCGCGCGCTGTTCAACCAGTTCATCGCGGCTAACAACGCTCCGACTTCGGGCGTATGGCTGATGTCGTCCGTGACAGCCCTGGCCCTGAGCATGATGGTCAATCCTCTGGGCCAATCGGAGTTCCCTGGCATCACCATGAACGGGGGCACATTCCAAGGTCTCCCGGTTATTACCTCCCAATATTTGCCCGCGGATTCTAGCGGCGGTATCGTAGCGCTGATCAACGCCAGCGACATCTACGTGGCCGATGAAGGCGGTATCGATTTGTCGATGTCCACCGAAGCTTCCCTGCAGATGGACAACGAGCCGGATAACCCGAGCACAGCATCTACTGTCATGGTCTCGTTGTGGCAGCGCAACCTGGTCGGCTTCCGCGCCGAGCGCACAATTAACTGGGCCCGCCGCCGTACCTCGGCTGTCAGCTATTTGACCGGCGTTAGCTGGGGCGCGTAATGCTCTAAGCTAGACGGAAAGGCCCTTCGGGGCCTTTTCTTTGAGTAATTTTCGGAAACCCGTATACTCAATTCAAATTTGAGGATTTTCCGCATGTCAAAAGTCGACTTCATTTACAGCAAAGGCGGCAAGCGTGTCCCTATGGCTCTACGCTACGCGGAAACTCTGCGCAAGTTAGGTCACGGCACTTATCAAACCAAGGTCATGACCGCAGCGCCAGCAGCTCTACAGGAACCTCTGGCCTCCGACGCAATCCTGGAGTTCGCTAAGGAGAACGGCGTAAACATCGAACAAGTGATCGGCACCGGTAAAGACGGCCGGATCAAAAAGTCTGATGTTGAGGCAGTAATTGCGGCTCAGGATCTTGCCTAATGCGCGTACTCGGCTTTGACATCTCGCTAAAGCGCTCGGCGGTCACGGTCGAGAAATCGCTGTCTAACGTGCCCGTGTCGCGCGGATGGTGGCCGCTCATCAAAGAGCCGTTCACAGGCGCCTGGCAACGCAACAAAGAAGAGCGCTTGGATACGTTGCTTAACTATCCGGCGCTCTACGCCTGTATCAACAGAATCGCATCCGACATCGGCAAATTGCCGTTCGGGTTGAAGTCCCGAGACGCCAAAGGCATCTGGACGGAGATTGAGAGCCCGGCTTTCTCTCCGGTGCTACGCAAGCCGAACCACTACCAGACAGGCCAGCAGTTCCGCGAGTACTGGGCGTTGTCCAGGCTCACGCAGGGCAACGTGTACGTGCTCAAGGAGCGCGATAACCGCGGCGTCGTCGTCGGTATGTACATCCTAGACCCGTGCCGCGTCATGCCGCTCGTGTCAGATAGCGGCGAAGTGTTCTATCAGCTCTACACCGACAATCTGAACCTGCTTCCGGACGGCTTTAACGAACTGGTCGTACCGGCGTCGGAGATCATCCACGACCGCTGCATCTGCCCTTTCCATCCGCTTATCGGCCTGCCGCCGATTGCGGCTGCGTATCTGCCGACCCTGAAGAACATGCGGATCCTGAAATCCTCCGCGGAGTTCTTCGGCAACAACGCGCAGCCGTCCGGCATCTTGTCCGCTCCCGGCGCGATCAGCGACGAGACGGCCAAGCGCTTGTCTGACCACTGGAATACGAATTTCACAGGCGAGAACTCCGGCAAGGTTGCCGTAGTCGGCGACGGCTTGGCGTTCGTAGCGCTCGGCAGTAAGTCGGTAGACGCGCAGATGGTCGAACAGCTTCGGTACTCGGACGAGCAGATCTGCCAGCCATTCGGCATTCCGCCGTTCAAGATCGGCTTAGGCACGATCCCTTCCGGCCTTGGCGTGGATGCGATCAACCAGCTCTACTATGACGACGCGCTGCAGTCACCGATCCAGGCTATGGAAACACTGCTAACCGAAGGGCTCAACGCCATGCCGTACAAAGTCGACATGGACGAAACGGTTCTTATGCGAATGGATGCGGGCAAGAAGGCTGACTACCATAAGACGCTCATCGACGGCAGCATCGAAACGATCAACGAAGGGCGGCTTGATTTCAACCTGCCACCTCTTGACGGCGGCGATACGGTTTATAAACAACAGCAGGACTTCCCGCTTAGCGTGATCAAAGATAACGTCCTCCCAACGCCGAACGCCGCTCCGGCGGTCGAGACGCCTGCAGCAGATACCCCGGTCGATGACCAAACACAAAAGGCCCTAGCCGAACTGTTCCTGCTTAAAGCAGTTCAGGCCGCACGAATTGAGGTTACCCGATGATCGACCCGGTAGAGTTCGGCAAGGCCATGGGCGCCTTGGTTAAAGAAGCGACGGCGCCCCTGCTCGATCGTATCGGCCAGCTGGAAAAGCAACTGGCGGCTATCGTCGTTCCTTCTGCTGCGGACGCTGCCGCACTCGTAGACGTTGAGGCTTTGTCAAAGTCGGCCGCTGCGCTTGTGCCGAAGGCCGAAGACGGCAAGTCGGTTACCCTAGACGACGTACGCCCCCTGGTCGAAGAACTGGTCTCCAAAGCCGTAGCCGCGTTGCCGGCGCCGGAGAAGGGAAAGGACGCCGACATGGATGTGCTAAAATCCCACGTCGGCGAACTGGTGAAAGCCATCCAGCCCGCCGCGCCTTTGCCAGTTCCTTCGGTAGAGGAGATCGCCGGTACGTTCGAGCGTCGTTTCTCCGACTTGACTCTATCGTGGGAACGCCAGGCGCGAGACACCTTCGAGAAGGCTGCCGATCGTATGCCAAAACCGAAGGACGGCCAAGACGCTTTGTCGTTGGAGAACTTCGACATGGTGCTCGGCGACGATGGCCGCACGGTTACCGTCAAAATGCAGGCCGGCGAAACCGTGATCGAGAAGTCGGTGAAGATCGCCGCGGTGATTGATCGCGATATCTTCAAGTCGGACGGAGCTTACGAGAAAGGCGACGGCGTGTCTTATGGCGGCAGCTTCTGGATCGCCAAATGTGACGCGCCTAAAGGTGTGCCAGGCAGCGGCGAGACCGATTGGCGCTGCGCTGTGAAGAAAGGCCGCGATGGTAAAGACCTGCGCGAGAACGCGAGCACCTTCGACCCGGCCAAAGGGGTGTCACTGAAATGATGTACGTCACCCTCGAGAGGGGGAAACAGCACCTGAACATGGACCACGACCTCGATGACGTGCTAATAGAGGCGTATATCGGTGCGGCGTCCAGCGCCGTGAAGAACTACCTCAAGAGCGCTTCGCCGTATGAGGTCGAGCGCGACAGCAACGACGATCCGATCCTAGATAGCTCGGGAGATCCGATCTACGTCGTCGACAGCTCAGGCGACAAGGTTGTGAAGTACGAAGTTCAGGCCGCCACGCTCCTACAGCTCGGCTTCCTGTACAAAGACCGCGACGAGAACGCAGACGGCGCCTACGACATGGGCTATCTGCCAAAGCCAGTGATGGCGCTGCTTTACCCATTGAGGACGCCAGCATGCCAGTAGGAGATTACATACGGAAACTCTTTGGCGGCCCTTACCGCAAAGAAACCGACATGCGGGATACGACTCACGCGGAACGCATGATCGCGCATCCCCCTTTCGACCTGCTGACCGATGGCGGCGACGGTCCTAGCCGAAGGCTTCGCGTGGACATCGGGCAGACCGGTTTCTTCGCGGGTAAAGAGTTCCGGACCTTTCGCGAGTTCAACATCGCGGCGGGGCAGACCCTAGTTCTGCGTATTACGGTCCCGATCAACGTCATTTTGTCATCGCAAGGCCTGGAACTGGACGACGGCAGTTTGCGCATCACCAACGCTGCCGGCGGTACGCCAGGCGGAACTTTCTCCGAGACACTGCCGGTTATCGGAAAAAACAATATGTCGGACCGGCCATCGCCTTTTTACACTCCGACCGTAGTTTTCGCAGAGGGCGGTACACATACGGGCGGCACGGTCTTCGATATCCACCGAGTGGTCGCCGCGTCCGCCACTGCGCAACGCTCCACCGTAGGCAACGTTGTAGGGGATGAGCGCGGTGTCGCCGCGAACACATATTACGTTCGGTACGAGAACATCGGCAGCGGCGCCGCTACCGGCACCCTGTGGTTCATATGGGAAGAGCGTCCATGAGTCGCGCCGGCCAGTACCGCCATCGGGTGGACATTCAGGATTGGACGGAAGTCCGAGACGAAGAGACCGGCGGCTTCACAGAAGCCTGGGTAACCGTGTTCGCCGACGTGCCAGCGCGCATTGCTCCGGCCAGTGGGCGCGAATTCCTGGCCGCTGCGGCTATTCAGTCCGAGATCATCGCGCGCATTGTAATCCGCCAGCGCCCCGGCCTGAATGCCAAGCAACGCATTTTGCACAACGGCGATATTTACAACGTTCACGCCTGGTTGCCGGATCAGGAAAGCGGGC